GGGGGCCATGCCTCGGGTAAAGTGCCATTTGCCGTTGAAGTCCTTCCAGACCCACGGCGTTTTGCGTCCGTTGCCTTTCTCGGCAAAGATGCCCGTGCCCAGCTCCACATAAACGCTGTAAAACAGGTTGCTGCCGATGGTCACGGTCTTTTTTGCAAGGTCTACGGCGTAGGTCAGGCTCTGCTTGAGCGCGCCGCCCACGTAGCCCTCAATGCCCGTGCTGTCTGCCGTTCCGGTAGGCACAAGCAGCTGGGCGTAGTCCTGCACCTTCATGCCCCAGATGGTCAGCACCCGCTTTGCCCATGCGTCCAGCGCCTCATGCAGCTGCGGGGTGTTGTCGGTGAATTTGATGTCGTAGTTAAAGTTCATCGTTTAAACCAGCTATCTACTTTCTTTTGCAGTCGCTTTTGTGCGCGTTCGTATGTAGAAGAGGTAATTTCTGTTTCGCTGCGGCCTTTGCCGTTTGGCTTGCTAGAGTTTCTGTATTCTTCAAGCGACTTATACTTGAATTTTTTTGCTCTTTTAGTTCTTTTTTCCCAGTCTGCTTTTATTCCTGTTGCACGCTCTTTTAGATTGTCCTCAACCCATTTTTGTGGATTTTCTCCGCCTCTGTTTTTTATTTTGTTAAGAAGATGTTCTTTTGCCATCCAGTCAGGAGTATCTTTAAC